TTATCAACACTAACAGGTTTTGGATGTGGCGTAGTATTTGCTGCATTCAAATTGCCAGTACCAGCACCACCAGTTTTTGCGGGAGTCGCAGGAATTATTGGTCTATGGATTGGCTTTACAGTACTAACCAAATTCATATCCTAGGAGGAATAAAATGAATGAACAAATTAAAGCACTACTAGCATCATACGGAAGATCTGTACTTGGTGCAGGACTTGCCCTATACATGTCTGGGGTTACGGATCCTAAGACGCTTGCATACTCACTACTGGCAGCAATTGCACCCGTAGCATTAAGAGCAATTAATCCTAATGACAAGGCCTTTGGGCGCCTTCCTGAAGGGTCAGAAGTAGAGGCCGTCCTAAAGACTGCCAAGGTCGTTAAGAAGGCTGCAGCTAAGAAGCCAGCAGCTAAGCAATCAACAGCTAAAAAGTAAATAGTTAGATTAGCAGGTCAGGGTATTTGACTGGCCTGTTTTTCTATGCTATAATATTACTGTACTGCCTAATGGGGTACATTAACTTATTCGCTTGAAAGGGGAATAACATGGTAACACAGTTCGCTATGGATCTATTTAATGATCCTTTTTTTATTGGCTTTAATAGAGAGTTAAGCCGTCTTAATAATGCACATAAAACAAATTCACACTCATATCCACCTTACGATCTTCTTAAATTAGATGAAGATACATATAGGATCTCATTAGCTGTTGCTGGATTTTCCAGGGAAGACATTGATGTCTCAGTAGATAATGGAACTCTTATTATTAAGGGAGAGATTGTAGAAGTAACAGATGCTGAAATAGTTCATAAGGGTATTGCTGGTCGCAAATTTGTACGATCATTTGCTCTTGGAGAATATATGGAAGTAACTGGGGCTGAAATGAAGGATGGTATGCTACATATTAATGTAGAACGTATTGTTCCTGAAGACAAAAAGCCTAAAACAATTACTATCGACTAATGTTCTTGTGTGTCGGTGGACATTTGGGAAAGTGTAGGAAGCACACAAGATACACCTGAGTATGTGTTTAAAAGGCTCATTTAAATAGTAGTATAATAGTTAACATTCCGCTAATAAGACCTTAAAAAAGTTTTGGCAACGGATGCTCCCCTTGACGGGAGAGTTGGCAGGAGTTGAATCTTCGTGGCTAATAGACCTGAGCAGTCGTCTATAAACTGCTTATTTCTTATGCTATAATAATAAGGTGAATGAACTAATTAATCTATTAAAAGTCCTGCTTGCAGATAATATTACCCTTAAGCTAAAATCTCATGGATATCATTGGAATGTAGAGGGTGACGATTTCCCTCAATTCCACTCGTTCTTTGGAGATATTTATGCAGACTATGAGTCAGCAACAGATGCTTATGCAGAATGGCTTCGTAAGTTAGATGCCTATGCTCCATTCAAACTATCTCGCTTTATTGAACTAAATGAAGTTGGAGAGCCAGAAGTTACTTCTGATCCAATGATGATGGCAGCAGATCTTTTAATGGCAAACGATATGGTTTTATCAAAGCTTACGGATGCAGTTGACATGGCTACAGCAAGTAGACAGCATGCCCTTGCAAACTTCTTTGCAGAACGCATGGATATGCATCAGAGATGGCACTGGATGCTTTCTGCATCCCTTAAAGAGGTTGAGCAAGACTAATGTCAGATACTCCAATGAATGTATCTTATAATGCTGTTGTAACAGATCCAGAACCAGCTAATCCATCGCCTCATATTAATCCATCTGTTGGTATGAAAAAACCACAGTATATGAATGTTAATCAAGGAAGACCTACTGGATCAGGAATACATAATAAGCCTGGTGTAGATGTTTGGGCTGGCTCAGCATTTGGAAAAGCAGAAGCCCCCATGCCAGAAAATCCAATAATGCCTACCAATACTTATCAAGGTTGTGAATGTGCTATGTGTGAAGAACAACAAATTTCTTGTGCGAGTTGCCCTCTATGTAGTGGTTTAGATGCAGAAACTCAAATGGCTATGTTTGATTCACAAATGGGTAAGTCGGAATGTTGCCCAGATATAGAAAAACAAGCACCATGTTGGGATGGATACACACAGCGTGGTATGAAGCCAGGGGATAATGGTCGTATGGTTCCTAATTGTATTCCATTAGCAAAAATGGACAATCCAATTGTAGAAGGTGATTTTGTTATTGCCATGACAACTGAAGGACCTGTTGTTGGTCAAGTTGAACATGTAATGCTTGAAGGTGGAACTTATGGTCAACCAGGAAATCCATACGCAGTTGAGTCTACACCAGAAAATCCAGCAGTTGCTGTAAGAATGTTAGAAGAAGATGATAGTGTATATTATTACACACCTTATTCAATTGGAGCATTGATGTCTGATATTGCCAGAATTGACATGCCAAATATTAGTTTAGAAGATTATGAAGATGAAATTAAAGTATCTAAATCTGATGGATACTCGCCACCCGCTGGGGCAAGATCTGCTGCTCGTAGAGCAATTAAATTTAAAGAAGATGGAAAGGCTACTGGTGCAGGAACAGCAGTTGGTTGGACTCGTGCAGGGCAGTTAGCAAGAGGAGAAACTCTATCTCTTAGTACTGTTAAAAGAATGTACTCATACTTCTCACGTCATGAAGTAGATAAGAAGGGTAAAGACTGGGGCAATACAGCAAATCCATCTAATGGTTATATTATGTGGTTAGCATGGGGTGGAGATGCGGGATTCTCTTGGTCAAGAGGAATTGTTAATCGTGAAAAAGATAAAGCACTATTTTCTGATTTTGGAAAAGATTTTACAAGAGAAACTAGAACAGATAGGTTATTTAGATAATGGCAAAAAAGAAATCTCAATCATTTAATTCAACCCAGATCAAAGATGGATGGATTGTTAGACTATATAAAGATGGAAGAATCAAAGCTAAAATTGCTCCATATGAACCAAAACATCCAGCAAAAAATAAAGACTAAGAATCTAAAGTATCTTTCTTAGTCTTATATTTCTTTAATTTAAAAACATTTTTAAACCATTGTTCTATTCTTTGCTCTGTTTTTCCACCCTCAGTTTCATTCTTATAGTAGCTACTCTGAAAGTAAGGCGAAGCAAAAGTTTTAGCAAAATTATTACGTCCCATAAAGTTATTATACCACTATAACATTAGCCTCTACTAGCTTATCATAGATATTGGACATCATTAGACCAAGGCTCATTTGGCTTTGTTCTATATTCTTATCAGCTTCTGCTTCAGACATTCCAGACTGAATACAGAATTCTTTGTTGTCAGCGTTGATTGAGTTCATCATAATTGTTAGTGCATCTTCTTTAGTCATAGTTATATTATATACCTTTCATTGTTAAAAGTCAAGCTACTTAGCCTAACTTAGAGCGAGTGACCAGAATCGAACTGGCACAACCAACTTGGAAGGATGGTGCACTACCATTATGCAACACTCGCTTAGTACACCAGATAGGACTTGAACCTATGATAGCCGAATTATGAGTTCGGTGCCTTAACCAACTTGGCTACTGGTGCTTATGTCCCCTTGGCAAGAATCGAACTTGCGACACATGGCTTAGAAGTCCATTGTTCTATCCACTGAACTACAAAGGGTAATCTATTTAATTATTTTGTTGCAATAATTCCTAACAAGAATCCAACTATAGCAGAAAAAAATCCAACAGTCCAATAGTATGTTGTCATAAGCTTGTCTTGAATTATTTTGTATTGAATATCTTTTGGAACTTCAATAAAATTATCATCCCCAAGATCAAGTAAATACTTATTCATTTATGCTCCTTGCTATGTCTATAGAGTGTATCATGTGCAAATATTCCTTTTCTAACTTCTAATTCTTTTTTACATACTGGACAAATAACAATTTTACTCACCTTGATCAACTCCGTATGTCATTTGAATATAACAAACCACCCATCCAGAAACAAACATAAATATTGGAAATAAAACTTTCATTAGTAACCTCCTAAACATTCGTTGCGTGTATGAAACAATCTAATCTTAGTCATAATCTTTTTAGTTGGTGCAAACAAAGGCTCTTTACAACATCCACATGCAAACGACCACTCACGAGCAAAGAAATCCCAACGAGCACCTTTATAATTTGCATATTTCTTTTCTAAAAAGTCTTGAAATGGATCTGGTATTTCCATGTTAATCATATACTAAGTATACTCTTTCTAAGGTTAAAAGTCAATCTCAATTGGCAATAAATATCTTACTTCATCAATTATGTCATGTTTTAAAGCGGTATTAATCATTTCAGTAGCATAACCTTCACTAGGCTCAGATGAAAAATATACTACATAATAAGCACGAACATCTACTGCTTGTATTAATGCTCCATTAGCAATAGCTTTTTTAACATTATCAGTTCTCTTAGCCCCTGGCCTTTTACCTTCACCATCAAGCCCACCTTTTGCTTCTACATACTCAACAAGATCATACTTACTATCATAAGCAATAAAGTCTACTTCGCAACCAGCACCTTCAATATAAACATTTGGCTGGATATAATCAAAGCCCCTACTAACCAAATCTTGATATACAAGTTCTTCAAAAGCATCTCCTGACTTTTTAGATTCTGATTGAAAGTTCATTAAACTTCTTTCTTAATAATTGGTTCTAACCTATCCCA